GCCAGCGACAAACTGCGCTGATTGCCGGCGCCAGGTATATGGATCAGGTGTACGGCTCGCGCTATGTCGGCGACATCGCCGCAGCAACAGCCGCGACCCAGGGCCTGCTGTGGCCACGCGACAACGTCTACAGCCCGAGGACCGGCGAGCTGCTGGCGTCGTCCGCGATCCCGGCCGTGATCGGCCAGGCCAACGCCGAGTTCGCGCTCGCCTACCTGCAAAGCGGCGACGGCAACTTCTACGGCGCCAACGACAGCCAGGCGCAGACCGTCACCGAAAAGACCGTGCGCGTCGAGGGCGCGGTAATGAAATCCGAAAAGTTCGGCCGCGGCGGTTCGGTAGCACGCCGGCGACGCTATCCGCTCGCCGAGGCGCTGCTGTCTGACTACGTCACCGCAACGCAAAGCCGAGTAATCCGCGCGTGAGCCTGGCCGACGAAATCGAGCTGCAGGGCGTCGCGGTCGACCTGATCGCAGAATATGGCCGTGTCGTTTCCTTGCTGCCACCAGGGAACACCATCGACGCTAATCAGCCGTGGAAAGGCACAACAGGTGACGGCACGGCCATTTTAGCCAGCGCAGTATTCACGCCGGCAGCGCGTGAGCTGGTCCCAGGGACAGCGGTCCAGGTCGGCGATCAGATTGCGAAAGTGGCGACCCGAGACCTGACGGCGATCCCGACAACGGCCTGGGCGATCCAGGACGGCGCCAAGCGCCTGAACATTGTCGCGATCGGCGAGACCAAGCCGGGAAACTCGACGTTTATTTTCACGGCGCAGGTGCGCGCGAGTGGCTAGGAAACCGTTCAGCGCCAGGGAAACGATCGACGCCGTGCGGCTGTCGGTCGACGAGCTGACCCAGGAGACGGCGTTCGCGGCTTTGCGCAACGTAATCACCGGCACGCCGGTCGGCAACCCGACGCGCTGGCAGTACCCGGAGCGCGCTCCTGCCGGCTACGTCGGCGGGCACGCGCGCAGGAATTGGAACGTATCGACGACCGGCTTCGATTCGACCATTGTCGGAGAACCAGGCGCCGGCGGCGGCGAAGGATCATCCCGCAACGAGGCGATCAGCAAGGCCGCGCCGGTGATCGCGAAGTTCGACGTAGCGCAGGGAAAACTCTACATTTTCAACAACGTGCCGTACATCGGCGTGCTGAACGCTGGACACTCGACAATCGCGCCGCCGAATTTTGTCGAAAAGGCGATCCAGGCGGCGACGCAAATCAGCGGCGGCCGTGAGGTGATCCCGTAATGCCAGCGACAAAGACACCAGAAACACAACACGACGCGCTGAACGCCGCGTTTCTTGCCTGGTTCGAGTCTGCCGGCGAGTCGCGCAGCATCATCGCCTGGGATACCGAGCCGTTCGACACGACAACCGTGCCGGCGTTTGTCCGCTTCGGTTTCCAGCACAACACCGGAACGCTGGCCGCAATAACTGGCGGGCCGTCGCAGTTCGTGCGACGTTTCGGTATAGTCTCTGCCGTGGTTTACGTGCGAAAGGGACAGCCAGCAAGCCGGCGCAACGCGCTGACGGAAATCGTGATCGGTTTCCTGGAGCAGCTGAACGTCGCCGGCTTTTCAATTTTCGACCCTGCGATCGACGAGCTGGGGCTTGTCGAAGGCTGGAATCAGGTAAACTGCACGGCGCAGGCGCGCTATGATTTAACCCGGACGGCGTGAGGCCCAAGCCGAACTAACAGGAGAACCGTCTCATGTCCGACACAAACCGCGTAGGCGTCCGAATTGCTCGCGACTCTACTCGCAACGCGCCGCTACTTGGCACCGCGCGAAACCTACAGGCCCTGCGCTACACCGGCGCGCCTGGCCTTGCTTTCACACCCACCACCGTTGTTTCCGAGGAAATCCGAAGCGACCGACAGACGTCCGACCTAATCCTGGTCGGCGGCGAGGCCGGCGGGGATACGAACTTCGAGCTGTCGTTCCGCGCGTTCGATTTGCTCATAGAATCCGCGCTTATGGCGTTCTACACGCAGAGCGCGTTCCAGGAGGGCGCCGGCGCTGGCGGTATCGCGTCGTTCGGAGCTGGCACCGTTACAGTCGACGCCGGCGACGGCGCGCGCTACCTGGCCGGACACCTGTCCAGGCTGACCGACCTTTCCGTCGGCAACGAGGGCGGCGGCGTGTACGAGGTCGCGAGCGTGGCCACGGACACGATCACCGCGACACCGTTCACCGCAAACACCAACGCGCTGGCGGCCAGCTTCACACCTGGCGCCCTGTCCCGCTGGGGTATCGTCGGTATGCGGGCGACCGCAAACGCTGACATCACTATGGCAGCACCAGGCGGCGGCGAAATCGTAATGAGTTTCGGCGCGGCCATGAACTCGCTGTTCGACAACGCGCGCGACACCGGCGTGACACTGGCCGCAGGCGAGTGGCTGAAAATGTCCGGCTGGGCGACCGCAGCCAACAACGTATGGGCGCGCATTAAAGCGATCGACACGGTGGCCAGGACGATCACGTTCGACGCGCAAACCGGCATGGCTGCCGACCCAGCAACGACCGAACGCGTCGAGCTGTATTACGGCGACACGGTCGAGAACGGCACCGGCGCGGTGTCTGCGCACCAGTTCGCGGTGGAGCGGCGCTTCGAGGACCAGAGCCCGGTCCTGCGCGAGCTGTTCACCGGCATGGCGCTGAATAATTTCAGCCTGAACCTGCAACCGCAGGCGATCGCCACCGGGGCCGTGACCTTTTTCGGCTTCAACAGCGCGGTCCAGGACGAGGGCGGCAGCGCGCATATCGGCACCACGCCGCCGGCGCTTTACGAGTTCGCGCCGGTCGACGTCGCAGCACCGACGAACGACGTCTACAACACCAGCAACAACGTCGGCCGATTAGGTCGAGGTGTCGACGCGATCGACGCGCTGGGCGTCAATTTCGTGCTGGAGGCCAGCATAGAGCTGACCAACAACCTGCGCCGGGATCCGGCCGTTGGTGTCTTTGGCGCTGCCAACATCGGCGCCGGCGAAGTCGGCGTGACCGGCACGCTGCGCACCTATTTCGACAACAAAGACATCCTCGAGCAGATCAACACCAACGCCGAAACCTCGGTAGACCTGTCGGTAGTCGACAACAGCGGCCAGGCGATGCTGTTCGACATGCCGCGTATAAAGTTCAGCGGCGGCGCTCCTGACGTACCGGGCAAAAATCAGTCTGTTACTATCAACGCCACGTACCAGGCCATCCTGTCGCCTGACTACGGCTACACGATCAGCGTGCAGCGGTTTTTCTTCAGCCGGTAGACAGGGCCGGCGCAATGCTGTGAGGGCAAAAGCATGAACATTTACGAGGCGTTCGAGACTGACGCGAAGGCGATCGAGGAGGGCCGGTGGCTCGAAATAGTGTTCCAGGGACAGGCGGTGTGCAGCGTTTGCGTGCGCTCGGCATCGCCGGACCTGAACCCGGCACTACGCAAGGCCATGACCGACGAGGCGCTGGGCATTGTCGGGAAAACGAACGGCGGCGGCTCGGCAGCTGTCGAAAAGTCGGTAGCCAGCGCGCTGCGCGATCCAGAACTGGAGCGCAAACTATTCGCCGCGGCAGTCGTGACAGCCTGGAAAGGTGTCACCGATCGCAGCGGCAAGCCGCTGAAGTTCACGCCGAAAAACTGCGAAAAGGTGTTCCGAGACCTGCCGAAACTATTCGAGCAGGTCAAAATCGCAGCGTATCGCTGGGAAACATTCAGGGCTTCGGTCGTCTCGGCCAGCCTGGGAAACTCCGAGACGTCATCCGGCACAAAATCCGCGGCATAGCTGGCGACGAGGACCTGATCGCGGCGAACTACCGCGAGCGGGGCCTGGAGCCACCGGAGGACGTCAAAAACCCGCCTGCTATAATCCCGGCCGCGTATCTGTTTTGGCTCGCTTATTCTGACCTGCAACACGACCGGCCGCCGGCGCTTTACTACAACGGCAAGCCGCGATCGCAGCGCATACCGTGGACAAAAATCGCGCAGTACGCGCGCTTTCACGGTATCAACGTCGACGAGCTGAAGCGGGTCGTGTGGGCGCTCGACGACGAACTCGCCGGCGCGGCAACTTTCGAGGAGGAAAAGGCAAATGGCTGACCGCGTCATTCGCATAATTGTCGACACCGGCGACGGCAATCGCTCGCTTGTGCAGCTGGAGGACAACCTCGAAGGCGTCGAGAAACAGGAAAAGCGAACGCAATCCTCGACGCAGGCGCTCGGCCAGGCGTTTCGCGCCCTGGTCGGCCTGGTAGCAATACGCGAGATAGCCCAGGCGGCCACGACATACGGCAACCTGCAAAACCGCATCAAGCTGGTGACGGACAGCGTCGGCGAGTTCAACGTCGTGCAGACGGAACTCCTGGCGCTGGCGAACAACACGCGGTCGAGTCTCGAAGGCACCGTCGAGCTGTACGCGCGATCGGCGCGCGCAGTCGGCGAGCTGGGCGCAAGCCAGCGCGAAATTCTGCAATTCACCGAAGCGGTCAACCAGACCCTGCAAATCAGCGGCGCGACTGCCCAGGAGGCCGCCGGATCCGTGGTTCAATTCGCCCAGGGACTCGGCGCCGGCGCATTGCGTGGCCAGGAGCTGCTGTCGGTCCTGGAGGGCAACACCAGGCTGGCCAAGGTGCTGGCCGACGAGTTCGGCGTGGGCATCGGACAGCTAAAAACGCTCGGCGAGCAGGGCAAGCTGACCAGCGACCGCGTGTTTCAGGCGGTGCTGAAAGCCGGGCCCGAGCTGCGCGCCGAGTTCGGACAGACCGACGCAACGATCGCGCAGACGCTGACGCAGATCGGCAACTTCGGCCTGGCGTTCGTCGGTGCTGTCGACGACGGTCTCGGCTTCAGCACCAGCCTGTCCGAAGCGTTCGGTATCGTAGTCGGCGACGTCGACGAGACGATCGCCAAGGTGAAACAGTTCGCCGCAGCGTTCCGCACGGCAATCGAGATAGCCACGATCGCGGTCGCCAATTTCGTCGAACAGGTCCCGGACAAGTTCGGCCAGGTGCGCAACAGCCTGGCGAAGTTCACCGCGTTTGTGCTGGACGACGAGGCCGCGTTCCTGGAAATCCTGAAGGACGACAGCGCGATCCAGGAGCGAATAGACGCCAGAAAACAACAGCTACAAGACGAAATCGAGCTACTGGAAAAGCTCGGCCTGGCACGATCGGACGCGCTGGCCGACCAGGAGGCAGACCTGGACAAGCGCGGCAACCGCGTGAACCGCGACGTCGTCGACCCGAAGGCTGCCGCCGAAGCTGCGAAACTACTGGAACAACAGCAGGGCCTGATTAAAGGGCTGCAGGAGCAAGTCGCTGCCCAGGTGATCGCCAACCAGACCGGGCGCGAATACGCCGACGTCCTGGCTGAGATTAAAATCAACCAGCTGGCGGCCGAGAACGGCAACCGGGAGTTCGCCGCCAGCGCCCTGGGACTGAGCGAAAACCTGCGCCTGGCGAAAATCGAGGCCGAGGCACTGGCCGACGCTGAAGCGCAGCTGATCGCTGACCAGGAGCGCGCCGCCGAACTGTTCAACGAGACGCGCACCGCGGCCGAAAGCTACGCAATCGAGCTGGCCAAGCTGCAGGACCTGTTCGACCGTGGGCTGATCGACGACGAGGTGCTGGCGCGTGCGATCGAGAACCTGGACGAACTCGACAACGCCACCGACGACTTTTTCAGGCGAGCCAGGGAAAACAGCCAGGACATTTTGGCCGGTTTCCTGGAGTCTGGCCTGCAGGACCTGGACGACTTCGGCCGCGCGTTTGCGCAGATGCTTTTGCAGCTTTCCAGCCAGGCGCTCGCTGCTGGGATATTCGACGCGATACTCGGAAAGCAAAACGCGAGCGGCGGCAGCACCGGCGGTTTCCTGCAGGCTATTTTGGGCGGCATCGGCGGCCGGCAATTCGGCGGCGGCGTCCAGGCCGGCCAGGCCGTCAACACTGGCGAGGGCGGCCGCTTCGGCTCGGAGGTGTTCGTGCCGAACGTCGGCGGCACCGTCGTGCCAATCAACGGCAACCGCGGCGGCCAGGCCATGCCGGCGCCGCAGGTCAACACGACGATCGTCAACACGATCGACGAAAGCGAAATCACTGGAGCGTTCCAGAACGGCGCCGGAGACACCGTGCTGCTGAATCGAATCACATCAAAGCGCCTGGCGTTTCGCCGCGCGTTAGGAGTCTGAGAAAATGCCATTTTTGAACGAGGTCCTGGTTGCCAACGGATCGACAACGCTCGGCCGGATTGTTTTCGCGAAAGCCTTGCTGGATATAATCACCAACGACCACGTGACCGCGCTGGCCGTCAATGCCGGCGGCACTGGCTACGTCGTCGGCGAGACGTTCGACGTGCAGGGCGGCACGCCGATCGGCGCGTTCAATGCCCGCGGCGTCGTGACAGCTGCGAGCGGCGGCGTCGTTTCGGCCGTGAAAATAATCAGCTGTGGCGCGTACTCGGCGCTGCCTGGCGTTACCGGGCAAACGACGACCAACGCCAGCCTTTCCGGTAACAACGACCTGACGGTAGACCTGACGACCCTGGTCGCACAGTGGACACTCGACCGCAGCACCTACGTCGACCCGACGACCGACTTCGAGTGGATTTGCACCAGCGTGAAGGCGTCGAACCCGCCGACCATTGGCATGACAACCGTCACCGGCAGCGGCAACGACTCCAGCCAGCTTATGGTCGCGTCGGCGTATAACGGTCTCGCCGCTTTCACCGCGCAACCAGACACCAGCCCGGTTTCGCAAATGTTTCTGAACCTGCCGAGCCAAAACCCTGAAATTTACGTTTCAACCAACGCGCGACGCGTCAACGTCATGGCACGCGACGGCAACAGCGTGCAGTACGGTGGCCTCGGCCTTTTCATACCGCTGACGAACGTCGACGCGTCCTATCCGTTCCCGGCGCTGGTCCACGGACAGTCGACCGGGATCCGCGCTTTCACCGAGTCGTACACGCAGAACGGCAACGGC